AAATTGCAAGCGCACCAAAACCAACTGCACAAACTAAGAAAGACGAGGAATAACAATGGCAATCTATTTAAATAATAACGTAGGTGTTAAGTTGGCTACCAATGCTGCGCCAACCACACCATCCATCGACATTAGCGCATACGTAACTAATGCCGTAATTAATCAGATCGTAGACGAATTAGAAGTAACAGCTATGGGCGACACTGCTCATAAGTTTGTTGCTGGCCTACAATCAGGCACATTCACTATTGACTTTATCAATGACTGGGCAGCATCTCAGGTTAATGAGACATTGAGCGCCGCATTTGGCAAGACCCTAGCAGTATCAGTAATCACTGTTAAAGGCACTGCCGTAGGAGCCACAAACCCTACTTATCAGTTCTCAGTTCTAGTAAATAACCTGACCCCAATCGGTCAAGGTGGCGTGGCTGAAATTGCTACCTCATCTATCACATTTACAGTAAACTCCGCAATAACAGTGTCATCATCGACACCATTTTAATTAAGGAGTAACAATGGCAAAGCTAAAGATAACTAGGGCTAATGGTGAAGTATCAGAGCATAAGATAACACCAGGTGTCGAGTACGCTTTCGAATTGAAGTATGGATCAGGTATTAGCAAAGTCTTGCGTGAGCACGAAAGGCAAACAGAGATTTTTTGGCTTGCTTATGAATGCTTACGCAGGGCTGGCGCTCAGATACCTTTGTGGGGAATTGAATTTATTGACAGCCTAGACACTGTCGAGGTACTAGACGACGAAAAAAAATAATACAGCGGGATTCAATCCTTTACAGCATCGCACAGCTGAGCGTAGAGACTGGGATACCGCCTAGAGAATTTATTGATATGGATAGCGAAATGTATGCAGCAATTATACAGGTGCTAACCGACAGAGCTAAGGAGATCCGAAATGCCAGTAGAGGTCGTAGGCGTTAAAGATGTCCTAAATGGTTTAAGTTTTATCGATCAAGATATGCGTCAACGCATTAGAATTGCTATTGATCCTTTAATGCGTGGAGTAGCAACCAAAGCTAAAGGATTTGTGCTCAGCAATAATGCAGTTTTATCTGGCTGGTCTAAGTCAACGTCTAGCAATGTATCTTATAGACCATTTCCCAAATATGATGCTGGCGCAGTGTTGGCAGGTATTGGCTACAACCCTGGAGAAAATAAAACATTAAGAAATGGTTTTAAAGTGAGTAATTATGTTTACAACGTAAGCAGACCTGGATCTATTTACGAGACTGCTGGTCGTTTAAATCCTCAAGGCAGAGCACCATTTGAGATGATAGCGTCACAAGGTGCAAGCGGACAATATACCAAGCGATCAGCCCGCAGCAAAGCATTTGAAGAATATAAATCTAATAACCCATTTGCTAGTCAGCAATTTATAGCTGCATTAGAACCGCTTACCTCTCAGCCTAAAATACCTGGAGCTCGGGGTGGTGGTCGTAAAACGAAAGGCCGTTTAATTTACAAAGCCTGGTCGCAAGATAGTTTAAAAGTTTATGAAGCTATATTAAAAGCGATAGATCAATCAGCCGTACAATTTAATAAAAAAACTGAAATTAAAAGTAAGAAGGCAGCGTAATGGCCAATATATTTGTAGCAGCCACGGCAACCTTTAATGGCAAAGCACTTACTAAAGGCAAAAAAGAAATATCAGCCTTCGATAAGCAAGTAAATAAATTAGGCAAGACTTTTGCTGGTGTCTTTGGCGCTCAGCAATTATTCCAATTCAGCAAGCGAGCAGTACAAGCCTTTGCAGCCGATGAGAAGGCAGCCAAGTCTTTAGAGGTTCAATTACGTAATACTGGTTTTGCATTTAGTGCGCCAGCCGTTGAAGATTACATAGCCAATTTACAAAGAGTTACAGGCGTATTAGATGACCAACTACGCCCAGCATTCCAGCAATTACTAACAGCTACAGGATCTATTACTAAGAGCCAAGATGCATTAAACACTGCATTAAATGTAAGTGCTGCTACTGGTCGATCTTTGACAGAGGTAAGCGCAGCATTAACTAGAGGATTCTCGGGCAACACCACAGGTCTGAGCCGTTTAGGTGCTGGCATAAGTAAGGCCACGTTAAAAACTGGTGATATGGATAAGATCCTGGGTGAACTTAATAACAAGTTTGCTGGCCAAGCACAAGCTAGATTAACTACCTATGCTGGCAAAATGGATCTATTAACAGTTGCTACAGAAAACGCTAAAGAAGAAATCGGTAAAGGTTTATTAGATGCTATAAGTTTACTAGGCAAGAATAGAAGCATAGAAGATGCCGCTACTCAAATGGATACCTTTGCCAAATCTATTAGTGATGCAATTTATGGCGTAGGTTTACTAATTAGTAAGTTAGATGGCCTAGCATCTAAGATAACTTCTGGTGGCTTAGGCGATCTATTAATACGCTTACAACCAGGTGGTTTAGCCTTACAAAGAGCTATTGGCTTTGCTGGCAGTGCAAGAAGTGCCACTCAACCAGACAATAAACAAGGTCGAGCATCGGCTCGTATCTTTGGCCAACAGCTACGCCTAGAAAATAAACTATCAGAGCAGAAGAAAAAAGAATTAGCAATACTAGATGCAAAGAATAAGAAACAGACCGAGGTAGATAAACTGTCAGAGAAGTTTGACGTTGAGCGCATAGCCTTAATGAAAGCGCTCAATGAAACTACCGATGCCGAAACCAAATTACGCATACAGGCTAAGTTAGCCATCCTAGACAACAACGAGGCTTTGGCTAAGAAATATCTCGCAGAGTTAAATGCTAAGACAGCTGCCGATTTATTGGCAGAAGGTGCTAAAAACGCAGCCAATGCCCTAAACACTTTGCCTAATAAATACGATCAAATTTTTAAAAATTTATACGAGCAATCACTTGCTATGGGTAATGATGTTGCTGGAGCAAGAGCTTTGGCTGGTATGTCTTCAAGATTACAAAAAGAAGCAGATGATTTTGCAGCGGGCACAGGTCGATATGCGCCTGGTCAGATGCCATCCAGTGAAACAACAACAAATCAAGGCACCACTAACATAGATGTCACAGTCAACACAGGTGCAGTATTAAGCAGTAACCAAGACTTAGAACGTTATATCCAAGATGCTTTAGGTAACATTACTAAACTTGGTAATGGAGCATTGATACCTGCTGGATCGATAGCCTTCGCATGACAGTACCAGTAATAAACGCCACAATAAACTTCTCTACTGGGCCAAGCACTGCTCCAGCTATGCAGTTAGATATTGGCGTATTAGGCACAAACGTATTAGCAGATGCAGTAGGAGTTATTGTTGATGTGTCAGATCGTATAAACTTTATTCAGACAGCTGTAGGCCGTAATGCTTTATTTGACCAATTCCAGACAGGCCAATTAACACTACGCATAGTAGATCAAAATGGTGACTTTAACCCGACTAATCCGCTAGGGCCTTATTATGGACTGCTAACACCTATGAAAAAGGTCAGCATATCTGCTACCTATAACAGCATTACCTATCCTTTATTCTCAGGCTTTATTACAAGTTATGTAAACACACAACCTAAAGATGCCACAGAGGTCGCCTATACAACCATACAAGCTGTAGATGCTATGCGCTTGGCTTACAATGCCCAAATCTCAACAGTCACAGGTGCTACTGCTGGTGACCTATCAGGCACACGTATTAATGAGATATTAGATGAGATCGATTGGCCAGCATCACAGCGCCAGATAGATGCAGGGCAAACTACATTACAGAATGACCCAGGCACCCCACGCACTGCTTTAGGTGCTATGCAGACTGTCGCTCAGTCAGAATACGGATCAATATATGTAGGGTTTGATGGATCCTTTGTATTTAAGGACAGGCTCACAGCTACAACCACTATCGGTGCCACACCCACAGTCTTTGCAGATGATGGCACAGGTATCCCATACGCTAATGCAGCCTGGAAACTAGATGACACCCTTATATTTAATTCAGCCCAGATAACTAGAGCTGGCGGCACTGTGCAATCTGCCAGCAATCAGGCAAGTATTGATAAGTATTTTATTCATTCATATAACCAACAAGACCTGCTAATGCAGACCGATGCCGTAGCCTTAGATTATGCCAGGGCTTATGTGGCTAGTAGGGCTGAGACCACCATACGATGCGATGCCATCGAGTTAGACCTATACACCCCTAACTACGATACAGGCATAGTTGCAGCACTTAACCTAGACTTTTTTGATCCGATCACAGTAATCACAACCCAGCCTGGTGGATCTAAGCTGGAGAAAACACTGCAAATCTTTGGCGTATCTAACATCATCACACCTAATAGCTTTAAAGTGGTGTTTACAACGCTAGAACCTGTCATAGATGGGTTTATAATAGGCAACGTAGATTACGGGGTCTTAGATCAAAACGTATTATCTTATTAAGGAGATATAATGCCAACTTTTCCAGGCAATACTGGTGATGTAGTTACTTCTGCTATGTGGAATGGACTACCAGCCTTTGAAGTACAAACTGCTAAAACAGCAGATTACACAGCAGGTAGTGGAGATGAGTACCAACAACTTATCCCAATAAATAAAGCAACTGCTATTGCATTTAAGTTGCCAACCGATGCAACATATAATTTTGCAGTAGGCACAGTTATTACAGTGTTGAATATTGGGGCAGGTAGTTTAACCATTAGCGCAGTGACACCTGGCACTACAACTGTATTGAGCGCTGGCGCAACTGCTGCATCACCTACGCTTGCACAATACAAATCAGCGGCTTGTATAAAGACTGCTGCTAATGCTTGGTATGTAGTTGGGGCTATTGCATAATGATTGGTAATTTAATTGCTGGCGCTATGCCTGTATCCGCACCTGTCCCAATAACTGTTGATTTATTAGTTATTGCTGGTGGTGGCGGTTCAACACAAGATGGTGGCGGTGGTGGCGCTGGTGGTGTGCTTGGATTGCTTTCTGAAACTTTATTTGTCGGCACTACTTATTCTGTAACTGTTGGTGCTGGCGGCGTTGGTAGTCAGTTTACAAAAACAGATGGCAGCAACTCACAATTTGGTGCATTAACGGCTGCTGTCGGTGGTGGTTCAAGTGGTTATAGAGTGACTGGTTCTAATGGTGGTTCAGGTTCAGGTGGTGGTGCTGGCAGTTATGGCGGCGGCACAGGTACTGCTGGACAAGGTAACAATGGTGGTGCTGGCAGTTCTGGCTTATCAGGCGGCGGTGGTGGTGCTGGTGCAGCAGGTGGTGTTGCAGGTGCTTCAGTAGGTGGAACTGGTGGTAATGGTTCAACTGCTTACTCAGCATGGGGTTTGGCAACCACTACAGGAGAAAACTCAGCTGGCACAGTTTATTATGGTGGCGGCGGTGCTGGTTGGTATGGAAGTCCAACTAGAGGACTTGGCGGCGGTGGTAATGAAAGCACAAACGGCACAGCTAATACAGGCGGTGGTGGTGGTGGTTATAGAACCACAGGCGGCAGTGGAATTGTATTATTTAGAACTTCAGGAACTTACACAGCAGCAGGTACTACAGGTTCTCCTACAAGAACAGTATCTGGGGGATACACATATTATCACTGGACTGGAAATGGGAGTATTACAATATAATGGCTCACTTTGCAAAGTTAAATGATGAAAATGTTGTAATAGATGTAAACGTTGTGTCTAATGATGTATTAGATCCAAATGATGAAGAAGCTAGCGGTGTGGCATTTTTAACTGAATGGTCGGGTGGTTACACAAATTGGAAACAAACTTCATACAATAAAAAATTTAGAGGTATTTTTGCTGGAATTGGTCACACATATAATTCTGAAGAAGATATATTTGTTGAAATACAGCCTCATTCTTCCTGGACTAGAAATGGATCTTATTGGGAAGCACCGATCCCGATGCCAGTTGAAGGTAGGCATTATTGGGATGAATCAACATTAAGTTGGATCGAAATTGAAACCTAAACTATGTGCAGCTGGTGTGCAGTTAAGAGATCAAGTTGATACGTGGTTTCCAGATAGGCGTACTGCCAGTGATGGGTGGGTGGGCGATAGCCGTCACGCCGCCAGAAAGTCGGATCATTCTCCAGACGAATTTGGGTGGGTCAGAGCAGTTGATATTGATTCTCGCTTGGGTTCACCCGAAGGGATCAGTGCTTATGTGGCTGACCAAATCAGAGTCGCTGGCAAAACCGATAAGCGTTTATCTTACGTCATCCATAACGGACACATCGCTAGCAAGATATTAAATTGGAAGTGGCGTAAGTATCGTGGCGTAAATCCACACAAGCGACACATACATATTAGCTTTACAAAGTTAGGCGACAAAGACGGCAAGGCGTTTGATATACCACTACTAGGGGGCAAGATATGAAGATAAGCAAAAAACAGAAAGCGATACTAAAGTCATACGCACGTGGCGTATTGGTATCATTCTTAACATTCTTAGCAAGTAATGAATTAGGTTTAGACCCAGCGCTGTCTGTAGTAATTGCAGCACTCGCAGGGCCAGCAGCTAGG